CCGACCACCAGACCGATGAGCAGCGAGAGCAGGTTCATGGTCGACCCCGGGTGTTGCGGTGCGGCGGATTATCCACCCGTCGGCGCGTCGAGGAAGCACCCCATGTCGATCGTCGCGGAGTCCTGCACCAGACCGGTGGCGGTTTCTCGGATCTCGAAGAAGATGATCCGCACCGCCTGACGGATCGCCGACGGTGAGTTGTACTCCGAGATCAGCTCCCACACCGGCGTCGTGTTCAAGGCGATCCAGGAACCCACGGTGCCGGTGAACGTCGTCGGCCCATCGCCGTCGACCGCGGTCAGCACCGTCGCGCGCACCTCGTAGAGCGCCGCCAGCGTCGGCTCGATCTCGCCGTAGAGGTTCCACTCGCCCACCGGCGTCGGCGGCAGGAAAAGCGAGCTGTTAAGCGTCGCGTAAGAGAGCAGGCCGGTCGGCCCGAACGTGATCGACGCGCGCAGGTCGCCGGTGTAGACGGTCGAGTCGGTGACGTCGTAGACGGACGCGTCGAGGATCCGCGGCACCACCAGAGTGCCGCCACCGGTGTCCACACCGCCGGAGTCGTCCGGGAGCCCGACAGGGTCCTGGATCTCGCCAGGGCCAGGCAACAGCGCGTTGTCGGCCAGGTGCACGCGCTCGTCATCGATCACGCCAGTGATGGAGAACAGCTGCGCGCCGTCAGCGTCTCCGCCGTCGGTGATGCTCTGCACCTTCACCAGCTCGCGCGATCCGAGCAGCGGACCGAGCAGGAACTTCGGCCGTTCGCGCGTGCCGTCGTCCAGCACCAGGGTGAAGCCGGGAGCGGTCGACAGCGTTACGTCGTACTCCGTCGGGCCCGGGGTCACGCGCTGGGGATCGGTGAGCAGCCCGTCGTCCTTGATGAACGTGATGTACAGGTCGCCCGCGTCCCAATTGGGTACCTCGGAGAGCCCCATCACCAGCGACCCGGAGTCGTACTCCACCACGTCGCCGGACTGAGCGTAGCCGACCTGATCGGGGACCAGCGCCACAGGCGACATGTAGGCCGGGAGCATGCCCTGCATTTCGGTGGTCCAGGACGCCACGCGCGTGCGATAGGCGAGGTCGGCGGCCTCGTACAGACCCTCGCGCTCGGCATGCTTCGCCCCCACGATGCCCTCCAGCCGCTTGTGCACCGGGTTGGCCATGTCGGACAGCTCCACGCCGGGCATTGGGCAGTGGATCTCGGTCCACTCGTTCGTCCGGTGGTCCTGGTACTCCACGATGATCCCGTCCGGCGCGTTGCGAGAGCGGAGCCGCTCGGAGATGGAGATGCCAGGCTGACAGTTCCGCGGCGTGAAGGCAGTCACCGGAGCATCCACGAACTCGTCGCGCGCAATGCTGATCAACCCGTTGCGCCGGAAGATGCGCGAACGGCCGGCGCGCGCGATGAGCTGCGCGGCGTCCCACCCGTTGACCGTGCTGTCGAAGACGTAGTCGAAGCGGTCCTGGCGCGCATCCGCCTGCACCGCCAGGTCGTAGAACGATTGCAGGTCGATGCGGGAGTCCGGCTTGTCCATTCCCCAGGTGCTGGAGGTCAGCAGGTCGAGCACCCACCAGACCCAATTCCGGGTGTGCTCCTCGGCATTCCACGTCAGGTCGGCGGCCAGCGTTCGGCAATAGGCCTTGCAGATCAGGCGGAGGTCCCGGCTCGCCGACTGCGAGAGCTGGCTCGAGGCACGCATGACCACTTCGAAGTGCGCCGTGTCCGGGTTCAGCCGCGCCGGCTCGGCCAGGTAGGCACGCAACCCAATCCAGGCGATCTCGTGCAGCGCCGACGGATCGGTGTCCTGCACGTCGGTGCGCACCAAGCGGACCTCCACGCGCGCCGGCGACGGGAGCGTGTACTTGTCGCTCCAGCGCTGCGGCGTGGCGGTGAAGGCGGTGCGCGTTTCGTTGGCCAGCGTGGTCCACGGACCGAGCACCTGCCCGAAGTCGTTTATCTCGCGGTACTCCACGCGCCAGGTGACGGTGAGCGCAGCGGTCTTGCCCAGGCCGCGCACCGCGGAGACGTCGACGCCGATCGCCGTGCAGGTGCGCCGCGCAGCGCACGCCGCGTAGCCGCCGACGAAGCGGCCGGACTCGAGCGTGGCAGACGACACCTCCACGGCGGTGGTCGCGTTCGCCAGGACTTCGGTTGGCAGAGTGCCAGGCGGCAGGTACGTCGCGCGCACCACGTCGGCGAATCGGGTGATCGGCGTGTTCCCGATCTTGGCGACCACGTCGTGGTTGCCGATGCCGACAGCAAACAGCGCGAGGAAGTACTGGTCGTTATCCAGGTCCGGGTCGGCGTCCGAATCGCCCGCGCGCGGCCGGTATTCGAAGTAGGGCTGACTGGCATAGGGCGGCGTGATCTCGCGCTGGCCGCAGATCTTCCAGATGGGCTGGTCGAGCCGCGCCTCGTTGCCCACCACGCTGGTGGAGAACGCGTCGCCGGTCGCCTGCGGCCGCGGGATCGCCTCCGGCGCGCTGGGTGGCAGTAGCAGGTTGATCGCGGTGGAGCCCGCCAGCGCGAACAGGAAGCCCGGGATGCCGCCGATGAAGCTGCCAGCGATCGCCACCGCGATCTGGAGCACGCCGCGCAGAGTGTCCCGATCCTGGGGCACATCGTGCCATTCGATGACGTCGCCGGGCTGCGTGAGGCTTTCCCAGGACTCGCGCAACAGCCACTCGCCGTTCACGCGGCACACGAGGATGCCGGAGGTCTTCGGAGCCAGGCTCGAGATCGGAACGCCCACCGGCACCGCGACCATGTCGGTCGCCTTGATCTGCTGCAGGGGGACCGGCGCGAAGCCACTGACGGGTTGCAGGTTCACTCACGCCTCCACAGTTCGGTGCTCATGCCGGCGGTGGCGTCGCGCCAGTGCTCGAGCACCACGCCGGCCTCGTGCGACGAGTGGAGCACACGGAGCCCGCCGTTCGCGTGTACGACCAGGCCGCAGTGCAGCCGAACCAGCGAACGCATGATCACGATATCGCCGTCGGCCGGCTTGGTGCGATCGGGCTGACGCCGCATCGAAGCCGCGCGCGCGCAGGCGAGGATGGCTCGAGCGTTCTGGGGAGAGCTCGGCGCACTCTCGGATACGGCCACCGCCTGGAAGACGATGCCGTGCACCTCCCGGAAAACATGGCGCACCAGGCCCCAGCAAGAGAAAGCCTCCGGTCCATCGCCGTAGGGGTCCCGCGCGTACAGAAGCCCCACGTAGGCCCTGACCCAGAGGTTCATCGCTGCAGCCCCGGGTATTCGACCCGGCGGAACGTGGTCGACGGAACCGCGAGCGTGCCATCGTCGTCCAGCTGCGCGCTGATCTGCAGAGCGGAGCCGACCATGTCGATCGCCGTCAGCTCCACCTCGAGCGGCGGCAGCAGCGCGGGCCCGGAGAGATCGTCGCTGGCGTACACCCGCTCGATGATGATCCACGGATCCAGGGTGCCGCGCGCAGCGTCCAGGAGCGGCCGCATCAAGCCTGCGAGGTCCGGCCGGGACATGCTGATCTTGGGGGCCTCCGGCTGGTCGGACTCTTCCGGCCTGGAGACGGTCATGGGGCACGACAGGAACTCCACTTCGGTGCCGGCGTTGCGTGCTGCAGCGGCCTCGATGAAGGCCAACAGGTCGGCGTTGTCGTTCACGAAGTAGACCGGCGACGACAGCGTCGGATGCCAGAGCTCGTAGCAGTACAGCATCTGCCGATAGATCGGAGCGACGGCGGCCGCCTCCTGCAACGCCTGCGCGAGCGTCACGCCCTTGCGGATGATGTCAGGCATGGATCAAGCCCAGGTGATGCCGATGGTGTTTTCGCCAAACACCGGAAGCGAAGCGCCGGCGACGATGGACTTGGGCGCGGCCAGAGCACGCCAGAACATCAGGTTGCCCGCCACAATTGCGTCGAGCAGCTCGCCGTGCGTTGCCACGCCCTGGTCGGCGGTTGGAATCGGAAACGAGACGAGAGACTGATTCGCAATGCGCCCGTCGGTGCCGGAGCTCGGGTCCGTGGTGTTGCCGCCCTGTGTGGGCGTCCAGCCCGACAGCGTCGACGGGATCGCTACCCGAGCGTAGCCCCCGACACCGGGCTCGATCCCGAGCGTTGCGTTGGTCGGCGCGGTCGTGGTGTAGGCGGCGTACAGATTCGCCGGCCACACATACGCCTCGTCGCGCCAGATCAAGTCGATCAACCGGTTGGACAGGTAGTCCGACATGCCGCCAGAGACACCCAGGTCGAAAATGATGGTCCCCGGGTCGAACGAGATCGCCTCGCCCTCCGCCAGGGTGCGCGGATCCATGTCAGCCCATGCAAACAGGTTTGTCCCATCGAACAGGCCCACCGCGATGATCGGGCCGCTCCACCCGCCGGCGCCGACAACACCGAAGTCGATGAACTCGTTGTTCGAGGTTCGATGAGAAGTCCCGGAGCTGGCCAGCGTGGTGCCGGCGCCTTGCGTTCCCGCCCAGCTGGTTAGGCTGCGGGTCGAGGACTGGCCAGCGTAGTCCGTGCCGGTCACCTTCGTGTGCGCCGAATCGGAAACCGCAGTGAGCAGGTGTACCGTCCAGGAACCGGCGAGCGGAAGACCCTCGCCACGCGCCATGTCGGCGAGTAGATTTTCAGCGTAATCGGTGAGATGAGACATCAGTCCCCCTGAACATTCCACGCGGTATAGCCGACAGGCACGGAGTAGCTGAAGCGATCGGTGCCGGTTCGGATCGCGCAGCTGTAGGACAGTTCGATGTTGTCGCCGTAGAACGAAAGCCAGTAGTCCTGAGCGCCGATGCCGAGATCGAAGTAGCCAGCCTCCAACTCCGGGTCGCCCGAGTTGAGCCAAGATCCGTTCTTGCCGATGTACAGACGCCCCTGGAACGCATCGAGCGCGAACATCACCACGTCGCTGGACAGAATGTCCCCGAGGTACATCACGTTGGAGCCATCGACAAAGACATTCCCGAACAGGTCGATGCCTGCTCCGTTGGACGTCGAGCCGGGATTGTCACGCGAGACACCCAGCGTGACCAGCGCCACGCCGCCCTCGTACAAGTCGAACGTCGGCACCAGCTCCGCGTAGTACTTCCCGTCCCCGAGCACACCTTCTGCCGCTTCGATCGACACGACGGTTGCCGGCGTGCTGAACGTTGCCGTGAAGTCGCCATCCGTGAAGATCACGGTGCCCAGCTCGTTGGCACTGTTCCATGGATTCGACGGGACGCCAGAATTGGGCCCGTCAATCACGCTGAGGCCACGACCGCGCTGCTCGAGAACAGCCTCGACTCGCCAGTAGCCCCCAGGAACGAAGCGCCAGCGTGGCTGCTCGATGAAGCGGAAGACCGCCGGCACCATGCCCTGCGGGAGCGGCCAGGTCGCGTTAAACCACGCGCCTCCTTCGTACACATCGACGCGCCACCAATGCTCGAAGATGGCCGCCTGTGCAGGGGACATCGGCGCCCACGTCGCGCGGACCATCGCAAGCCGGTCCTGCGAGAGCGCACGCGCGCCGCGCGGTCGATCGCTGTTGGAGAACTGCGCGCGTTCCAATGGGGTGACGTTTGCCGTTTGCGGCACGCGCAGAGTGGTCGGGTAGTCGGTGGCCATTTCAGGAGGTCTCGTCCACGAAGCCATCCAGCGCCACGTCGATCTCCATCGCCATGTCGGCAGGGATGTAGGGCACCGCACTGCCCAGAAGCGGAGCACGGATCTCCATCGCCAGGCTGCTGAGGTCGGGCCCGGTCTCGAAGGGACCCTCGATGAGGTAAAGCCGCCCGAAGACCCGCCCGCGACCATAGTGCAGCATTTCGGTCTGGAACTGAACCCAGCGCGCGGTCCACCAGGACAGGCTCGGCCAGACGCCCGAGGTCGGCCCGGGGCCCTGCGTGGCCACCCGCGCAGCGAATAGCTCGGTGCCGGCCTTCAGCGTGCCCTCGTACCACTCGTACACCGCCAGGAGCGGCGCCGCCTCGAGCAGCCACACCACGTCAACCATGCGCTCGGGCTGGCTTCGAACGGCGCGCGGCCGGCTGTGCCCGGTCTGCATCTGCACCTGAGCGTAGCGGGAGAGATTCTCGATCTCGTGCCCGTCCGCCAGGAACACCGGCGCCTCGGGCGGAGCGACGATCGAAGGCAGCGCCACGTCAGGCTCCGCCGCGCCGCGCCAGGCCGCGGTTCAGGTTGAGGCCGGCGGACTTCAGAGCCACCGCCGTCGAGCCGGTGCGAGACGCGATGCGGCGATCGACCTCGCGCACGGCTGCATCGATCACGAAGCGCACGTCGCCATTCGACTGACGCTGCTCCTGGATCCGCGCGCCGTGATTCTCGATGATCGTCCGGGGTTGCTGGCCACCGGTCAGCATGCTGTTGGGCAGCACCCGCCCGCTGGTCGAAGGGCGGAACAGCTCGGGACCATTCTCGCCGACCAGGAGAGCGCCGCCCACGTTGCGGTGCGCGTCGCCGCCACCCGCGCGGCGGCCTCGGATCTGTTCCCCGGTCTGCGACTCCGGACTTCCGCCGGGCACGATGCCAACGCCGCCGCCGCCGGTGAAGGCAGAGACGGCCGCTCCGATCAGCTGGCCGATCAGCTCGTTTCCGCCGGCGGCGACGGGCTCGATCAGCGGCCGGAGAACGGTCTTGGCGAACTGCGCCTTCAGCTCGTTGATGAAGATGGTGGTGAGGTCCGAGCCCTTGCGGTACCCGTCCAGGATGCCCTGCTCGATCGAGTCGGCCAGCGCGGTCGACGCCTTGCTGCCGGCCTTGGCGACAGCCTCGTCGTTGCGCTGCTCGAGCGTGCGCCCGATCTTGTCCCCGATGAGCTTCTCGCGCTCGCGCAGCGCGGCAATCTCCGCCTCGAGCACCTGCAGGGTTTCATCGGCGGCACCGTTCGCGGCGCGGCGCGCGAGCTCTTCCTCCTTGAGCGCGCGAAGGGAGCTGATCCGGGCCCGCTCCACTCCGAGGATGCCCAGCTCGTCCAGGCCGATGAGCGCAATCTCTTTGCGCAGCTCCTCGTTCCCCTTGGTCAGCGAGTCGAGGTTTTCCAGCTCCGCCTTCGAGCGCGCGGTGAGGCCCGCCACCTCGGAGTCGCGCAGCGCGATCGCCACCCGGGCCTGATCGTTTGCCTGAGCTTGCGCCAGGATCGCCGCCTGCAGCTTCGGGGTGATGCCGGTCAGCCGCTTGGCTTGAATGTCGTTCAGCGCCTTCTCGTAGTCGGTCAGCTTCGTGACCTGCTCGCCGGCCTTCTGCAGAGTCTCCAGGTACTTCTGCGCTTCGCTCTGCGCGGCGCTGTCCTTCTTCGGTTTGCCGACGGCGCCGTCGAACTGGAGCTGCGGCCGGCGCGCCAGACGCGCGGTCTCCGCGCTGGATTGGTTCGGGTCGGGAGCGGCGGCCGCCTTGGCGACAGCACGGAGCCGCGCCAGCCGCTGGGAGAACAGCTCGGGACTGAGCACGCGCTCGAGGTCGGCACGCGCCTCCTCCGCAATCACCTTCACCGCCGCGTTGTCGCCGGCCAGCTTTGCCTGCGCCGCGGCCACGCCGCTGCCGATGTAGATCCCGAGCGCCTGGAAGATGCGCGTCACACCCTGCGCGGAGTCGATCACGAAGGCCAGCGCCGTCACCGCGGTCTCGGCGAACTGCGCAATCGGCGACTCGCCGGCGAGCTTCTTACCGGCAGAGTCGACACCGATGAACTCGGCGACCAGCTCCTTCGCGGTCGCCGACAGGTCGTTCAGGGCAGGCAGGACGTCGACCGCGGCCACCGAAGCGTAGGCTTTCAGCGTCGCGGTGAGCTTGCCCTGCCGGTCCTTGTAGGCGTCCGCCAGCTCGATCTGCTGCTGGGTGAGGATCACCTGCCGGCCGCCGGCGTCCTCATAGGCTTTGAAGACCCGCAGCTGCTCGGCACCAGCCTTGCCGAACAGCGCCAGCGCGGTGGCGGACTTTTCCGGGCCATCGGCGAAGGAGTTAAAAGCCTTTGCCAGCGCGTCGACGCGCGCGACCGGGTCAAGCCGCTTGAACTCCTCGATCGGGATGCCCAGAGCCGCCAGGGCAGCGCCGGCGGCCTTGGACTCGTCGTCCACGCCCGAAAGGTTCTTGGTGAGCTTCAGCGAGGCCGCGGCGATCGACTCGATCTCGACGCCAGCGATGCCCGCGATCTGGGAGAGCGACGCGAGATCCTCGGCGGTGGCGCCGGTCTCTTCTTCAAGGTCCTTGAACTTAGCCGCACCCTCGACCAGAGCGTCGAACGAGAGCGCCACGCCGGCGGCGGCCAGGGCCCCGATGAGCTGGCCCTTGATCGAGCTGGCCGTGTCGAGCGCGTCCTTCTTGAACTGCTTAAGCTGCTTCGAGGCACGCTGCGTGTCGGTCACGAAGCTGCCCGTCTT